TCTGAAATCAAATAGATATTTCGCTGTGGTGGCTAGGATTGATCCAGACTCGCGTTTTATAGCAGTGTAGTCCGACCCACCGTCACCTCCACGAAAGATGGACTCCTCAAAAAGTTCTTCCACATTTAGAAGCTCCTCGAGCGCTCCAGTACCAAAATTACCCTTGCATGGTGTATACTTAGAAACTTCTGGTATCAAACCTAGACTTGCCAGGATGACAAAGACGGCCTCATGCATGCGCTCTTTGTTCGGGTGATTACGAATCCATACTTTTAAATCCCCGTCGTAAGATTTAAGAAAATGGTACACGTCACCGATTGTTTGCATCTTAATTTAATAGATGTCGTAGTCTTTATAGTCCTTAAAAAGCTTTGAAAAATGTGTCAATCAGTTTTCAAAGTTCGTGAAGAACAATTTAATTTGATTTACTTAGGTGTTTAATTTACGCATCAGTCTTCTTCGCAGCAGGCTTCGCGGCAGGCTTCTTAGCGGCAGGCTTCTTAGCAGGAGTCGCGGCCTTAGCAGGAGCTGGAGCCTTAGCGGGGGCTGGGGCAGGAGCCTTAGCAGGAGCTGGGGCTGGAGCCTTAACGGGAGCTGGGGCTGGAGCCGGGGTGGGAGCGGGGGCAGCCGCGGGCACATGAGGACAGCTCTCTACGATCTTGGCTAGAAGACCATATAGGCGAGTCTTGTCAAGACGGGTGCGCTTCATTTCATCTTCGATTTCTTTGAGGAGTGGGTTCATGTTACTATATATAAAAGAAAGATTATCTTTATACTAAATGATATTCATTGGTCCTAAACTTCTCACGGGTATTGGACAACATGCAGAAAAATACACAAAACTATTTCTCCCTAATTCAAACTATTATGAACTTGGGAGTACGCTTCCTGAGTCTGAACATGGTCTCGTATTTATAATTCCAACGAAGGAGCATATTGAATATATCACATACGCAAAAAGTCGAGTAAAAAACCTGGCCTGTATGACTGTATGTGAGACAGAAACAGTGCATGAAGATTATGGACTTATCATGAAAGAATTTAAGAGGGTTGCTGTACCTAGTGAATTCTGTAAACGGGTGTTATCTAGACAGTTCCCAGATAATGAGTTCTATGTGATTCATGCACACATTCCTACACCCAAAGAAAAACCGTATGTATTTTATCACATTGGGAATATCATGGATCCACGTAAAAAGTTCCGTGATATACTTCAGGCATTTGTTCGCCTGAATGAACCAAATACACGACTGGTCGTCAAAGCAACGTGTGGTAGAGATATTACAATTCAATTCCCAAATGTAGAAGTTATAAACGGTCTCATTTCGAATGAAGAAATGGATGATATTCATCATAGATCTGATTGCTATATAAGTTTTTCACATTCTGAGGGTGTTGGTATGGGTGCGGTAGAGGCTGCTGTGCGGGACAAACCAGTTATTATAACGAACTACGGTGGAGCACCTGAATATATCAAGACACCGTATACAATTGACTGTGGACTTCAAGAGTTGGAGAATGATGATTTTCTCTTCAAAAAAGGCATGGTTTGGGGTAAACCAAACTTTGACCAACTCTTGGAGTTCATGAGACATGCGTATGATAATCGTGTTCGTTATATGGATCACGAACACACTAAAAAACTAGTTGGTAGAGATAATATCTTAGAAGAATTCATCCTGAATGTAATTGGTACCAAGGACAATAAGACCGATGAGGATAGTACCACTCATTAATGATTCGCGTTGGGCAATGCTAGTCATTACGAGATCATCTAGGGGTTGAAAACCGGTGGGTTTGGTGATGATACGAGGTAAAAGAACATTTACGGCAATGTAAAGAGTCATTGCTATTATTACAGGTCTAAGATTCTCTTGGTCTAACATTTATAGTACTCTAGGATTTTAATTGAACCTTCTTCCCGATAGGAACTTTGTCAATTCGATGCTTTTTGCAAAAATCTCCACACACAGCCTTGAATGAACAGGGCTTCCCAGACATGGTAGTTGCCTGACACGTCTTAACTTGTTTTCTTTGTGTCACCACAGACTCTGGAGGTTTATCAATCACAACAACTTGTCGACTCTCTTTCTTTTCTTCATGTCTCTTATAAGACATCTTACACTTCCACGTCGCATCAGCTAGATGATAGCATTTATCATCAGGCTCGCGGAGGCGAAACATCTTAACCGCATTGGCAAGGCATTGTTGCCACGTTTCGTCACGAATAACTTCCATTTTTAGAACTTACTTTTTATATTTTTGAATGATTACTTAGGTACTCATCAGGCTTCACCACCAATTTCTGCGAGATAAATGTCAACATTTCCCGCAAATTCTGGACAAGTCTCTGTAGTCTTTTTAGTCACCATATCTTGTACATTAGTCACATGTTGTGTGAATTTCTTAACATCTATCCCGGTTGCATTGTGAATCTGTGAATTACTCGCGATATCCTTGAGGGCGTAAAGGTATGCAGCTGCATAGTTGGCGTGAAGAACGGCTATGACAGGAGACTTATCCTGTTGAGCCGCAGTAGCATACCGAGCTGACTGTCTGATCAGTTTCTCGATTGAACTTTTCATACCCCTGGTCTTGTTCTGCATAATCACTATGAGAATGAAAATTGCAATAATCAAATAGAAGTACATCTCTTAAGGTACCTAAAGAAAAATTATCACCTTACTTTATGGCAGTAGATAAAGATCTAATCATAGTGATGACCACCATCGACGAGACAAAGGACCAGATGCCAGAGGGTAAATATCTCGAGACATGCGATGCTTTACGACGAATACATAAAAAATTACGAAGACCTTCTATACCACATCCAACTGAAATACGGGTACCAATCACCAAACGGATACTAATTTTATTCGCGGGAACTATATCTGCTTTGAAAGTTTTTGAATCTATTAAAAAGAAGATATCTTTGTAGAGTATGTATTACAAGGAGGTAGTTTTTGAATCAGATGATAAAAAACAAGTTATTTGTGAAAGAAATAAATATCATATCGTTAAAAATATATCTTGGAAGGATGTCAAAATGAAAATTTTTTGTGATGCTAAAAATGCCTCCTTAAATAGGGACGTATCAGCCGATCCGCTGCCCGAGGTGGTGCCCGACGCGGTTCCAATTGATGAGTGCCGATTCCTCGGATTTCCCAACCCGTACGACGACCAAGTGGATGCCATTGGTACGAGAGGGGGAGAAGCAACTGGTTCTAGTTTACCTGGAACGATTATGGGTGCTTACCATGAAGTTTGTAAAAAACCAGACCCATGGCGTGTCATACATATATTTTATTCATTTGAAGATAATGCAGTGTGTCTTTCACGTCATAAAGATACGATGGATGTATTCATAGTCCAAGCTGTGGGGAAAATGTCGTACAAATTTGACGATGGTAGAGTATGTACTTTAAATCCGGGTGATAGTATGTTAATTCCGGTTGGTGTATATCATACACCAATTACTTCTAAACCGAGAATAACACTAAGTTGTTCGCGTACTATTTACAATGAAGTGCCCGTAGATGCCGATGAAGTTAAAAGTTAGACCCATTCATTAGTAAAATGAAGTTTTATCCCGATGAAGAAGAAAACCCCGAGTATTGGTGGGACGTTGAATTGGATGATGCGCGCTACGAAGTTTATAGTATAGAAAAAGACGAGGATGATCCATATAATCAATATAGAGAGTGGGAAGGTAAAGTTTCGAGAGAAAACAAGGTTGCATCTTTCAGGTTTGTTCATCATTACATGGTAGATGGTGACGCGGAACTGGAAGATATTAATGGAGACTTTCCAGAAGATCTATATGATACTCTCTTTGAATTTCTTGTTAAGGAACTTATCGAAGACTACGACAGTTCATGTGAAACCTAAGTTAAAAGTTAGACTTGTAATAAAACCATGGAATCAGTTCAAAAGCTCACCCACATAGAACATATTCTCAAGAGACCTGACTCGTATGTCGGTGGAGTCGACTTAAATGTCGAACCGTATTGGGTTCTCAACAGTAACAAATCACAGTTTGAGAAGAAGAACCTCAAGTATTCCCCAGCTCTCTTGAAAATCTTTGATGAGATCCTCGTCAACGCAATTGACCGCAACTCTATGCACCCCAAAAATGTTACCTCCATCTCTGTCGATATCGACAAGGAATCAGGTGCCGTGACTATCGAGAATAATGGACCTCTCGGTGGTATCGGTGTTCGTATGCATGAAAAGGAGGGTCTATGGAACCCAGAACTTACATTTGGACATCTCCTCACGAGCACCAACTATGACGACTCCAAAAAGCGTGTGGTAGGGGGACGCAACGGATATGGAGCCAAATTAACGAATATCTACTCATCAGATTTTTCTATCGTGATCAAGGACCATGAAAATAAACAGACCTACACACAGAAATGGTCTAAAAATATGACCGTCTGTGAACCACCAAAAATCAAAAAACATTCGGGTGCCACGTCATCTGTTTCTGTGACCTTTGTCCCCGATTGGCGAAGATTTGGACTTTCTAAGATGGAAAATGCCATCTATAAGATTTTCCAAAAGAGAGTTTGGGATGCAAATATTTGCACAACCCCAAACTGTAAGGTCAAGTTCAATGGAGATGTTCTACCCAAACAGAACCTCGATACCTATGCCAAGATGCATGAAGGTGTTGAGAATGTCACATCAGTCACAGGAGACCGTTGGTCTGTATGTATCGGGCCTTCAGAGAATGGTCTAGAACAGGTATCCTTCGTCAATGGTATCTGTACAACTAAGGGTGGTACCCATGTAGACCACGTGGCATCCCTAGTTGCATCGGGTGTCATCGAGGAGATGGCAAAGAAGATCAAACTCAAGCCCCAACAAGTGAAAAACACCTTCAATATCTTTGTAAAGGCCACCCTTGAGAATCCAACTTTCTCGAGTCAAGTCAAATCTGAATGTACCCTAAAAGTACAGGATTTTGGATCTAAATTTGAGATGCCTAAAACCTTTGTTAAAAACGTACTAAAAACGGGTATTTCCGATGAGCTTACAGCTCTCTCAAAGTTCAAAGAGATGAAGGAGCTTGCCAAGACTGATGGTGGAGCACGAAAGTCTAAGATTACTGGCATCCCTAAATTGGATGATGCAAACAAAGCTGGAACAGCGCAATCCAAAAAATGCACCCTTATCGTCACAGAGGGTGACTCAGCAAAGACTCTCGCAGTCGCTGGACTATCAGTTGTTGGTAGAGACCACTACGGTGTATTTCCACTTCGTGGTAAGTGCAAAAATGTCCGAGATGCTTCTGTGGCACAGCTAACAGGTAACCAGGAGTTCAATGATCTCAAGAAGATCTTGGGTCTCCAACAGGGAAAGGACTACAAAGATGTATCCGAGCTTCGCTATGGTCGTCTTATGATTATGACGGACGCGGATAATGATGGGTCCCACATCAAAGGGCTCATCCTCAATATGATTGACTACTTTTGGCCCAGTCTCCTCGAGTTGGGATTCGTCGTATCGATGGTCACCCCGATTATCAAGGCTTCTAGGGGTAACCAAACCAAGTCGTTCTATACAGATTCTAAATTCAGGGCCTGGTATGGAAATGGACAACCCGGTTGGCGTATCAAGTATTATAAGGGCTTGGGTACCTCCACTTCGAAGGAGGCACGTGAGTATTTCAAGCAAATCGAAGATCTCACAGTCAAGTTTGATACAGATGTGATGTCTGATAAATCTATTACTTTGGCTTTTGACAAGAAAAAAGCTGATGATCGAAAGACGTGGCTTCTTGAAAGCACTGCAAAAGACCCCAAGGAGCTAGAGGTTCCTTACGGTAATGTGAAACAGTTGAACATCACCGACTTTGTTCACAAGGACCTGGTAAACTTCAGTCTCGCAGACCTCAAGCGCTCCATCGCACACGTTTGTGATGGACTCAAACCGTCCCAACGAAAGGTTATGTATTCATGTTTTCAAAAGAATTTGACTGCCGAGATGAAGGTGGCACAATTGGCCGCCTTCGTAGCAGAAAAGAGTGCCTATCACCACGGTGAGGTAAGTTTGGCCGACACCATTGTCAAACTGGCAAACGACTACATGGGTTCTAACAACATCAATCTCCTAGAACCGTGTGGTCAATTTGGAACACGGCTGATGGGCGGTAAGGATGCTTCTCAGACGAGGTATATCTTCACACGATTGACATCCGAGGCTCGTAAGCTTTTCGATCCCAAGGATGATGCGATTCTTAATTATTTGGATGATGATGGACGGTCTATTGAACCAGACTTTTACATGCCTACTCTACCTATGATTTTGGTTAATGGAAGTGAGGGTATTGGTACTGGTTTCAGTTGCTATGTACCCCCGTTTAACCCCAAGGATATTCGTGAGAACATTCTCAATTTTCTCCACAACAAGAGTCTCAAGCGAATGAAGCCGTGGTTCAGGGGTTTCAAAGGTCAAGTTTTCGAACAAGATGATGATTCATGGGTGACCCAGGGTCTTTGGACTTGTGTCGGTAAGACTATCAAGGTGACTGAACTTCCACCTGGTCGATGGACACAGGATTACAAGGAACATCTGGATAGCCTCGTCGAAAAGAAGATCATTAGTAGCTTTACCAATAACAGTACGACGGAAAATGTGGATTTCCTCATTCAAGATTACAACGGTAAGGATGCCGTGAAGGATCTTAAACTGGAAAAGGTTATTCGTACATCGAACATGCACCTTTTCCACCCGACGCGGGGTATTCACAAGTACAACACACCCGAAGAAATTTTGAGTGACTTCATCAAACTCCGTTACGAATATTACAAAAAGCGAAAGGAGTATCTCATCAAGGTTCTCGAGGCAAAATCGAAGATGTGTGAATACAAGTCGAAGTTTGTCACTATGGTCATCAACGGTGACATCATCGTCTTCCGCCGTAAAAAGCAAGAACTTGAGAACCAACTTTCCAGTCTCTTCCCCCAAATCAATGGGTCTTGGGACTATCTCCTAAACATTAAGACCGTTCAATACACGGAAGAAAGCGTACGAGAACTTCTGAAGGAATCCGAACAGGCGAAAAAGGAACTCGAGATTATGAAGTCTACTACAGCTATGGACATGTGGAAGAATGATATTAAAAATATATAAACAATAGATAAGTATGGGTGAAGCTGCAAAGATTTCTCTCAAAGCTATTGGAAAGCAGGATACACACCTTCTTTCCAAAGATCCAGAAGACTCGTTCTTTAATTATAAGAATGATAAGATACACTCAGACTTTCGAAAATATCATAGAAGTCGTAATGTTATTAATCCTGGTGCTGTTTCAGGTTGGCCATTTGGTCAAACTATTAAAGTGCAATTCAATCCACAAAATATGGGTGATCTTTTGAGTAACATGTGGCTTAGTGTTACAATGCCACGTCTCACAGCACCAAATGGTACTAATTATGCAGACCAATTGGGGAGACATATTCTAAAAAGTGTCACTATGTTCGTAGATGAACTAGAAGTTGAAACAATTCATGATGATTGGGGTATTATTTATGATGAACTTTATTTAGAAATATCTGAAAAGGTGGCGAATAGATTTCTTATAAATAGAAACATAGGTTATGATGACTCCACTTTGGCAACTAAAATATATGAACCAAATGGACCCGCATTTAAGGAACTTTCACAATATTCTGCTGATCTCACGATTCCTTTACACTTCTTCTTTTCTAGAAAATACGCAAGTGATGAATATTCTTCAAATAAACCAAATCGTCCATACTTTCCAGTATGTGCTGTACACCGTCAAAAAATAGAATTCGAGTTGGAGTTTCACGAAAAAACTTTTTTTACTGATACGTCAGATACAATTTCACTCCCAGAGTTTAAACTGATCACAGAAGAAATCACGGTGACCCCTGAAGAACGTCAATATTTGGCGAGTAACCGTCAAACATTTACAACTGATATTGTTCGTAAACATCCTAGTATTATAAGTACACCAAACGACGATCTGATTCGAAATAATCTCGTACCAAATATCCCTGTAAAATGTATTCATTGGTTCTTGAGGAATACAGCCTTTGAAAATGAGGATGAACCAACCGGTGGTCAAGCTTTACAGGAAAGGAAATCTTATCAAAATAGGTTCAATTTTTCATCTAATGTAAACTTTGATGAGGTACAAACATTTTTTAATCCCATAATGGATGAAACTAGTTTTTATATTAATGGAAATAGATTACCTAATGTTTCTAAAACAAATCACAACTATTATAAATATCTCATCCCATATAGAAATAGATTAGCAAGACCTATAAGAAATATTTATACATATAGTTTCTCGATGAATCCGATTAATGTGGAGCCATCGGGGAACTTGGATTTTAGTCAAATAAAATCTGATAAGACATCTATAGAAGTGAAATTAGACACCTCAGAAACTTCACTTGTAGACATTGCTAGTAATACATATTCATTAAACATGTATTACACGGGTTATCAAACGTATGTATTTGACCGGGGGTTTATGTCACTTGCTTATTAAACAGCGAGGTCTTATTGTTATAGATGTAGTCTATAATATTATTCTTAATACACCATTTGATGAAATTCAACTGTGCTAGAGTTGTATGAATTTCATGAGATGTCCCAGGAATGGTATACGGAAACTTCTGCGAACGACAAAATGGATCGAAGAGTTTCTTTGAATACCCATCTAGACTCGACTTATATGCACAATGTACGGTAAAGAGCTTACCATCTTGTGTCGTGTAAGTTGTATTATTCTTTTTTGCGTAATTCGTTATAAACCACTCCAAATTTCTAAGCGATATACCACTTGTCTTGTCTAGAATGTTCATTAATTTAGTTCGATTCTTTTCCTCATTATAAAAGTTGTTTATTGATGTTAGTAGAATAGTCGATTTACTCATTATTTAATATAAAAGGACACAAATCTATAAGCTTGTTTTTACTTTCACATGCGGGACACCCCTTAACGAACATTTGTTCGGGTCCGTGTGTATGACTATTTATACTGGAGAGATCTCGTTTTTTAATTTTGTCTCCTTGAACTTTATGAAATTTACAATACCCACCATCAACGGCTTTAAATGAACATCTATGTGTGACACCATCTTTGACTTTTGTACCTTTACATATGGTAACATCATCCGCCTCCCTCAATAATAGATCTAGTGGGATACCATGCACTTTGGATACTTCATCAAGTTTTTTATTTACTCGTTCATTAGCTTCTTCATCGATCATGTCATACATAAATTCATTGCATGCTTCTTCTAAGAGATCGGGAAGATGATCGTTAATTATATTTTTGATATTGTCAATTACAATTTTTGTAAATTTATTTTTGTTTGTCATGCCTTATCATTAGATTGCGCGTAACTTTTAAATAAGTCTTCGACAGAGTTTTGTTTTTGTCTAAACATTTTAATACGATCCCGAAGTTCTGCAACCTTACCCGTATCGTCCAAGTTGTTCTTTTGACACTCCTCGATGAGCTGTTCTCGTTTCATGGTACTCAAGGCTGGACCAGTCTTCTTCTTTTGGGGTTTATGTTCAGCTATGATGTCACCAAAGATATCCTGTTTAGTATTTTCATATAGTGGATCAAGTAGGTCGCATACAGGGTTTAGAAACTTGTTTTCGAAGTAATAGTGATAGTCGATGGGCACGTTATTTTCTTCTACGTATTTTGGGTCTTCAGATTTTTGAAAAGCTTTGGCTTTGGGGTTATCCGTCTTGGTGAGTAGGTAAGGTACGCGATCACCCGATTGAGGCTCTGATCCGGGTTTTCTTTCTCTCATTTTATTAACCACTTGTACATGCGCTTGATTAATATGCATACTTTCAGGACTCACGATCGATACGGATTTACCACCAACCTTGTATGAATCCGAAAGTGATTGACTCAAAATGAGTTTCTCATTTGGTACTTCACCGGCGAGGAGTTGAGAAGCACGTTCCCGTGCCAGTTCCCTGGGTGGACCCGTATCTGGAGCGTCTAGCACTACATCAAGCAGTTCCTTACAGACTTCCCTCACGTGAGGCGTATTATCACGGCGTACGAGCTGGAGCCCCTTCACGTCTATGTAGTCCATAT